TCGAGGCCGCGTGGGGTGCCGTGACTTCCAATGTCGCGATCCACGAGATGGACTACTTCTTCTTCCAGAACAAGTCTCGGCCCGACTATCTCGTCGTCGCCAAGGGCAACGCCAGCGAGGCGGAGCTTGACAGGTTCACGGCGGAGGTCGAGACCAAGCTGCGCGGCACGAAGAAGACGGGCAGGTTCCTCTCCGTGACCGCAGACATCGACCTCAAGCCGCTTCAGTTCCCGCCGAAGGATCTCCAGGGCCGCGAGGAGGTGGTCGAGGAGATCGCGGCGATCTTCGGCGTGCCGGTGTCCATGCTGCGCGCGAACGATCCGAACCTCGCGAGCGCGACGGTCGGGTTCGCCACCTGGAAGGAGACGACCGTTCTGCCGATGCTGCGCATGGACGAGGAGGTTCTGAATCAGTCGCTCCTCCCGCTGTTCGGCATCGGTGAAGACGCCTTCCTCGCCTACGACAACCCGGTCAGACACGACGAGGCGCAGGAGACGGGCAAGCGCTTGTCGTATGTCCAGGGCGGCATCCTGACGGCAAACGAGGCGCGAGAACTCGAGGGGCTCGAGCGGTCGGACGACCCGAACGCGGATCGGCTCCTGATCGGCGGGCAGCCTCTCGGCGGCGCGGCCGCGCCGGCGGCGTCGCCGTTCGCAGGACTGTTCGGCGCAGCGTCGGCGCAGCCGCTCGAAGACGAGCCGCCGACGCCTGGGACGGTGACTGACATGGAGACCGAGCCTGTCTTCGGCGAGATCGATAAGGTGTCGAAAGTGGCACCTATCGAAGCAACGGAGACGAAGGCGATCGAGCGCAAGGACGCGCTCGGCGATTGTGTCTCCGCGAAGATCTCGAAGCTGCTCGACGAGGGCTACGAGCAGGACCAGGCGGTCGCGATCGCCTACTCGATGTGCATGGGCAAGGGTCTCGAGGAGTCGATCGGCAAGGCGGCGGTCGGCGACATCGACACGAAGCCGCCTGCGGCGGTCGCGGAGAACGCCCGGCGCGCGCTCGAGGTCCGCGAGACGAAGCCCGAGTCGGAGCGGGGCATGACCGAGATCGGGATCGCAAGGGCGCGCGACCTGGCGAACAGGGCGAACCTGAGCGAAGACACGATCCGCCGGATGGTCGCGTACTTCGAGCGCCACGAGAAGGACAAGCGCGGCGAGACTTGGGACGACCAGGGCAAGGGCTGGCAGGCGTGGAACGGCTGGGGCGGAGACGAGGGCTTCGCGTGGGCCAGGAGGAAGCGCGACGAGTTCGACCGCGCTCGCGAGAAGAAGTCCTGCGGATGCGAACACGGATCGTGCGCGAAGGCCGCAGGGAACGATCCGCCGGCAAAGCCGTCCGAGCGGATCACCGGGAGCGATCGCAACCCCGAGGGCTCGGCGAGCGGATCGCGCGGCGGGATCGAGATCAGCGAGGCGACCGAGGAAGCGCTGCGGAACAAGGTCGAGGAGCACAACGAGAAGTACGGCGACACCGACTCGAAGAAGGTCGATCTCGGCATGCTCAAGGCGGTCTATCGTCGCGGCGCGGGAGCCTTCTCGACGAGCCATCGGAGGGGAGTCGGTCGCGAACAATGGGCGCTCGCTCGCGTGAACGCCTTCCTCTATCTCGTTCGGAACGGAAAGCCGAAGGACGCGGACTACACGACCGACTTCGATCTGCTTCCCGAAGGACATCCGAAGAAGAGCGACGCGAAGCGGTTCTCGCTTGCGGCGATCTGGACGAAGGCGATCGAGGCAGGCGAGATCGACTTCGGCGGATGGCTCAAGGTCAAGAGCGCGGAGAAGGAGGCCGAGAAGATCGGCAAGGCCGAGGCCGAGGCGGCAGCCAAGGTCTCGAGCGTGTTCGACGCGCAGACGAAGGCCGTCCTGGCGGCGCTTCGGAAGGCGGAGCGACCGACGCAGGATCTCATCTCCCAGGCCGAGCGGCTTCTTCGATCGCGCTCGTACCAGCGCGAGATTGTCGAAGCGCTTGCGCCATACCTCCGGGAAGCAATTGCGACCGGCGTCAGCATCGGGATCGATACGGTGTCAAAAGTGGCACCTACGGTCGACTTCGCGGTCGAGCGCCTGGACCTCGAGCGGTACGCCGAGACGGAGTCGATCCGCCTCGCGAGGCGCACCGCTTCGGGCGTGACGGAGACACAGGCCGTCCGGTTCAAGGAAGTCCTCGGAAACGGCGTGGCAGAGGGCGAGACGGTCGACGAGCTTGCGGTCCGCGTGCAGGAATGGGCGGCGTCGCAGAAGGATCAGGACGGGTCGTGGAGCCGCGCGCGGACGGTCGCGCGCACCGAGGCGATGCGCGCCGCGCGGACCGCCGAGGTCGAGGCGTGGACATCGACGGGCCTGGTGAAAGGCAAGACCTGGCTGCTCGCGCCGGACCCGTGCGAGTTCTGCGAAGCCGCCGCAAAGGCGTTCGGAGAGAATGCGATCGGCCTGGGCGACTCCTTCTACACGAAGGGCGAGGTGCTTACGGGCGCGGACGGGAACAAGATGACTCTCGACTTCGGGAATGTCGACGGCCCGCCGCTGCATCCGAACTGCCGCTGCTCGATGCAGCCGCAGTTCGATGATGAACTCGAGCAGCTCCTTGCGGAAGACGCGGAAGAGGCGGAGAAGCTCGCGCAGGCCGAGGCCCGCCGCATCATGCAGGAGGAGGAGAAGGACCGATGAACACGATCACTCGCAAGGCGCTTGCCGCGGAACTCAAGGGCACGGCCAAGGGGTTCGCCGCGGTCATCACGGCGGAGACGCTCGACCGCGACGGCGAGGTGCTGATCCCGCAGGGCATGAACAGCGGAGAGTTCGAGAAGAACCCGACGCTGTTTTGGAACCACGACTACGCGCAGCCGGTCGGGCGCTGCGACGGCCTCAAGCGGAAGGAGTCGACCATCGTCGGCGACTTCACCTTCGCGCAGCGGCCCGAAGGATACTCGGGCGAGTTTTTCCCCGAGGTGGCCGCGGCGCTCGTGGGACAGGGCATCGTGAACGCGGTCAGCATCGGCTATGTCCCCGAGGATGGCGGCGTGCGTCGTGCGACCGAAGTCGACCGGAAGAAGTACGGAGAACGCGTTCACACCGTCTACTCCCGGTGGAAGCTGCTCGAGGTGAGTCTTGCACCGCTTCAGGCGAATCCCGACGCGCTCATCACCGCCGTCAAGAAGGGCGTCATGTCGCCAGTCGCGGCGAAGCGCTGGTTCGGGATCGAAGCGCCCGGGCGCACGGTCGTGACGGTGTCCGTCCCCGTGCGCTCAACCACGAGGGCCGCCCCGCCGATTGATGTCGATGAGGTCGTGCGGCGCGAGATCGCTCGCGCGCAGGGCCGCATCTATCTCTGATCCGTCCGGGTCGAGCCTACGGCGAGTCGCCTGAAAGCCCCCCTTGTGCGGTATGGAAAGATGACCGTCTACAACGGGATTTGTGACATGAAGACCATGAATATCAGCGACTTCACGGCAGCGCTCGAGCGCGCCGGGAAGATCAAGGGCGAGCATGGCGTCGTCCTTCAGAAGAAGCTCATTCTCGACAACTACATGATCGTCGACGCCGAAGGAATGGCCGTCGACCCCGAGGAGCTCGATGTGGTGGTGAAGCCCTGCTGCACGGACATGCACGCCGGCAAGAGGGATCGGGACGAGATGACCGAGGAGAGCGTCGCGAAGAGCGTCCGCAAGACTCTCGCCGAGCAGGTCACTTCCAGGGCCTACGGCGTCGTCGCGAAGGTCGACGCACCGTGGGAGAACGCCCGCGTCTACGGCGGCGTCAAGTATCTCAAGAACAAGGAATCGGCGTGGAAGTTCGGAACCTGGTGTCTCGCGGCGATGGGTCACGGCCCGTCGGCGGCGCACTGCAAGAACCTCGGGATCTCGCTCATCCGCACCAAGGGCCACACCGAGAGCGTCAACAGCGCAGGCGGCTTCCTCGTTCCCGACGAGTTCGAGAACGAGCTGATCACCCTCCGCGAGCAGTACGGCGTTTTCCGCCGCAATGCGCGCGTGGTGCCGATGACGAGCGACACGAAGCGCATCCCGAAGCGCACCAATACGGTCACGGCGTACTTTGTCGGCGAGGCTTCGGCCATCACCGAAAGCCAGCAGACCTTCGACCAGGTGCAGCTGGTCGCGAAGAAGCTGGGCGTCCTGACGACGGTGTCGAGCGAACTGAACGAGGACTCGGTCGTGAACATCGGCGACGACATCGCGAACGAGATCGCGTACGCGTTCTCGCTCAAGGAGGACGACAGCGGGTTCAACGGCGACGGATCGTCGACCTACGGCGGCATCGTCGGCCTGTTGGCTTCCTTGACCGATAGCAACCAGGTCAGCGATGGCGCTGCATCGACCTACGCGGCCGTCACGCTCACCGAACTCAGCAACGGTCTTCGGAAGCTCCCTGCGTGGGCGTCTCTGCGCAACAACATCAAGGTCTATTGCAGCAAGAACGCGTACCACGGCGTCTTCGAGCGCCTCGCCCTGGCCGCCGGCGGAAACAACGCCCTCGACATTGCGAACGGCTTCACCGCTCCGAGATGGTACGGCTACCCGGTTGAGTTCGCGCAGGTCATCCCTGTCACGGAGTCGGCGAACGCGACCTTCGCGTACATCGGCGATCTCCAGCAGGCATGCATCTTCGGAGACCGACGGGCCAATTCGATCGCGTTCTCCGATTCGGCGCTGAACGCGTTCGAGCAAGACGAGATCGCAGTGCGTGGGACCGAGCGATTCGACATCGTTTGCGCCAATGTGGGAGGCTTCGCCGCCTCCGGCGCGATGATCCGGATGGTGCTCTGATCAGGAATTGGCTTGCGCAGGGCGATGGGCATGACCCGTCGCCCTGCGCGGGCAGAACAGGAGACAAATACCAATGCGCCAGAACAGTACCCTTGTCATCGGCGGCATCAGCGCCACAAACGCGTCGCAGGTCACGGCGTCCTTCGACTGCCGTGGCTACAGCTTCGCTCGGTTCAGTTGCTTTGCGAACAGCAACGCAGCGGTCAGCACGACCGTTGCGAACCATGTTCTCTCGGAGAGCGACGACAACTCGGTCTTCAGCACCATCAGCACCTCGAACTATCAGGTCGCGCTCAGCCTCGGCACGACCACGGCTACGGTGTCGACGGCGCTGGCGAAGCTCATCTACGATATGGATCTCCGCGGTCGCAAGCGCTACATCCGCGTCCAGTACAGTTCGGCCAGCACGACGGAACTGTTCGTTGTGGCGGATCTGTCGCTTCCGCAGGACGGAAAGACCACGGCGGCAGAGGTCGGCGCGGCCTTCTACGCTCAGGCCTGACGGGCAACGGAGCAATCGCTTCCGGCGGCCCAGCATCCAGCGGGTTGCAGGGCCGCTCCGTTTTCGGATATGCT